GCAGAGCATTTAGATACAATATCAAAATACCTTGAAGATAGAAAGATTAAAACTGTACGTATTATAGATGAAGGACTGACAGAGATTGAACCTCATCAAGTAACAGCACTGGGTGTTGAAGTTGTAGATAGGAATGTAGTTGGTAAGACCTTTGAGAGTTTTCAATTGTTTAAACCTGAGTTAAATATCAAGATTAAGTGGGATTAAGAGAATGAAAGACATAAAACACATAATCACGGAAGTTGAAAAGATTATAGACCCTGTATATCTCGTTGGGGGGCCAGTTAGAGACATGATTATGGAGAGAGAGTGTCACGATTTTGATTTTACTACACCTATTGAGCCTGATGAAATTGAGAGGTTAGTTAAGAAAGCAGGTAAGAGAGCATATACAGTTGGAAAAAAATTCGGAACAATAGGGTTTACAATAGATGGTGAGATGATTGAAGTTACTACATTTAGAGAAGAAACTTATGAGGCGGGTAATAGGAAACCTAATGTTAAGTTTGTGAAGAATATTACACATGATTTGAGTAGAAGAGATTTTACTATGAATGCTATTGCTTATAGAAATGGAAAGTTTATAGACCCATTTGATGGAAGAAAGGATATAGAAAATAAAATTATTAGAGCAGTTGGAACGGCTAGTCATAGATTTAAAGAAGACCCATTAAGAATGTTGAGAGCTTGTAGATTTGTTAGTCAATTAATATTTCAAATTGAAGATAAAACATTTGAAGCTATTGAAAAGAAAGCACATAAGATTTTAGAAGTTAGTAAAGAAAGATGGATGTCTGAAATGGATAAATTGTTAATGAGTAATAATACACGAAGCGGATTAGTTGATTTATGGCATTCAAATTTAATGAAGTATATGATGCCTGAATTAAATTTACAATTAGATTATAATCAAAATTCAAAATATCATGAATTTAATTTAGATATTCATACAATGATGGTTGTAGAAAATTGTCCTAAGGATTTAAATTTAAGATGGGCAGCTTTATTACATGATATTGCTAAACCATTTTGTAGGACGGATAAATTAATAATTCCAACATTACAAGAAACATTAAAAGATATGCCTGATGGCGGAACAATAAAATCTAAAATGAAATCCAACTATATTAAACATGATTTGCTTGGCGCGGAGTTTATAGATAAGTATGCAGGTTATTTTAAGTGGAGTAATGAGAGGCATAAGGCAGTTAGAGAATTGGTATTAAATCATTTGATGGTAGATTGTCCTTTGAGAGAGTATGATAATATTGGAAAGGTGGCAAAATGACTGAATCATTATATAAAAGACCACATAAGTTAAAAGAAGCAAGTGAAATACAAAAGTCTTGTTCAAAATTTCAAAGAAGGGTTAATGCGTTAGAGAAAGATATGAGAAAAGTTTATATTAAAAATCGGTTGCGTAAGATACAAAATTTAAGAGACCATGAATTTGTTGAAATTCTAAAAGAAGTGGATTTAAAAGCTTATGAAAAAGTTAAGGCAATACTAAAGAAAAGAAAATTATTTTATCCTAGATTGAAATTATTAAAAAAGGAGATACAAAATGAAAAATAAAACAGGTGAATTTGAAATATCATCAGAACAGTTAGAAACTATATTTAGAACATATAAGAAGTGGATTAAAAACAATAAAAATGAATTATATTTACACATACCCTTAATAAATTGGAATGATTATAAAATATTAAGGATAAGGAGAATTTAGAATGAAATTAAAAACTTTAAAGAAAGGTTTATATACTATAAGGTTTTTAAATAGTATATGTCAAGAAAATACACAAAGAACTGGAAAGAAAAATTGTGTGTTATATGTAAAAAGTTATTTAAACCAACTTCTGGAAAATCACAAACTTGTTCAAAAGAATGTAGTTACAAGAGAAAAAGGATTTATGATAAACAATATATGCAACAACATCCAGAACAAATGGCTAAGTGGAATAGAGAATCAATTAGAAGAAACAAAGATAAAGTTAATGAAAGAGCAAGAAAAAGATATCAAAGAGATAGAAAAATTATCAAAGTTAGAAATGAAACAAACCAATTTCTTAGGAAACTTGGACTTAAAAAATATGGAGGATGTATGGACTGTCATCAAATAGGAAATCTTGAGATTCATCATATAACCTATACTAAAGATGATTTTGTTCTAATATGTAAAAAATGCCATCACAAAAGACACGGAAAAACACTTTACTCACTTTAAAAGACTTATCAGATACAACTATAGAATGTGAAACAGGATGCTTTGATGATTCTAAATATCCTTATGTTTATTTAAAAGATTTAAAACAAGAAGCAATCAAATGGATTAAAGAATTAGAAAAAGAACCAAAAGTATTTATGGAACCTATAAAAGGATTGGAAGAATTTTGTGCTACTTATGATGGAGAAACTTCAAATGTTATTAATTGGATTGTAAAATTTTTCAACATAACAGAAGAGGATTTAAAATGAAAATTAATTTAGGATTGATACATTTTGATATTGGATTTATTAAGTTAAATACTTGGAGAAAGAAGTTAGCTTGGTGTATTGGTGTTGCAATATTAATATTTTGTGGGTGGTTAATGTTAAAATGAGATTAATTAAAGCACCACAAAAATTAGAATTTAAAGGAAAATCTATATTTTTAGCAGGTAGTATTGAAATGGGTAAAGCAGAGAATTGGCAGGATAAAATTACTAGATTACTAGATAAAGAAAATATTACTATTTTAAATCCAAGAAGAGATGATTGGGATAGTTCTTGGGTTCAAAGTATAGGAAATGATAAATTCAGAGAACAAGTAGAATGGGAATTAGAAGCTATGGAAAAAGCAAACATGATTGTAGTTTATTTTGACCCTAAAACAACATCACCTATAACTCTTTTAGAATTAGGTTTGTTTTCAAGAACAGGAAAACTTATTGTTTGTTGTCAAGAAGGATTTTGGAGAAAGGGTAATATAGATATTGTTTGTAAAAAGTATAATATTAAACAAGTAGAAAATTTATCAGAACTTATTAAGGAATTAAGATTAAACATTCCTAAGGAAAAATAGAAATGGTAAATAAAAGACAAAAAGGTATGCGACATGAATTAGCTGCAAAGAAGTTATTAGAATCACAGGGTTGGATTGTGTACCGTGTTCCTGGTTCAACAATGTGGAACCGTGATGTAGATATGTTTCACTTATTTGATTTATTTTGTATGAACAAAGAGAAGCAAATGAAGTTAATACAGGTTAAAAGCAGTAAACCTAATTTTGATAAGTTTATAGAATTTAAAGAAAAGTATTGTGCAGAGAATGTAAGTGTTGAAATTTGGATAAAAGAAAATCGTAAAGAGTTTAGAAAAGAGGTTTTAAAGAATAAATCAACAAAGGAGGTTGAATTATGAAAGAAGAAATTAAGGAATTAATAGAAATTGCTGAATTTAAACATATAAATTACAAAGAACACACAAAGTATTTAAATGAGATTGATTTAATATTAATAACAGATTATCCAAAAGGTGTAAAAATAAAGGAAATGGAAATTGGATACTCAAGAGAGGATGGAATGAGGATAATATCAGGAAAGGAGGAATAAAATATGTATATAAATTTAGATAAGAAATATTTGGAAAGTAATAAAAAAAAGATGGAACTAGAAGCAATTGAAGTAATGAGTGATGAGGGTAGTAATAAGTTACTTATTCAAGATTTAAATGATGAGGTAGAATATGAATTTAGTAGTGGTGATATAACTTTGAGTTCTGATAGTGATTTAGGTTATATATCTGTGGATTATAAACTAAGTGATGAAGAAATGATGGACATAGTAAGGCATATGCAGAGAAAAGCAAATAAAATAAAAGAGCTAATTAAATTAGCTGATGAATAGGAGGAAAAGATGTTTGGAAGAGAAGATATAGATGAATCAATTGCAAAAACACCACAAGATTTACCAAAAGAAGGAAGTGAGTTTGCACAATTAGAAAAGGAAATACAATTATTAAAAAGCGCATGTTTAGAAATTGATGATTTATCCCAAGATATAAAAAACTTATTGGTTAGTGGTAGTACAGTAAAGTCAGAAGAAGCAACAAATTCAATGGAGAGGAAAAGAGGAGAGGATAGAATTTTGGAATCTCAATTAAGAGTTTTAGATTGTATAGATATATTAAATAAAAGCAAAAGATTACTTAATTTAGTAAAAGGAAAATTTGAATAAAAAAGGAGGAAAATAAAAATGGAAAAAGTATTACAAACAGATATTGTAAGAGAACCAAAAACACTTTATTTTTGTAAAGGAAACCCTATTGCAATTTATAAAGTAAAACCAGGTAGAGCAAAACAAAATAAAGAGTTAGAAATGGAAAAATTGGAGAAAGACATTGCAAACACAAAACAACAGTGATTGGACTAAAGATTTATCAAAAGATATTATAGAAGGCCATAAAGAGATATTTAGAAAGAAAGTAGGAAAACAAATTATGTCTGGAGTAATATATGTACCTAAAAAACATATAGGTAAGGTAGCTGTAGTTATAATATTTAATGAGAAAGATGAGGAACTTGAAGAATGAGAAAATTAACTTTTGAAGAGAAATTAAAAATCAAGAAGAATAGAGTTTATCAAAACAAATTAAAGAGTTATGAGAAGCATAAATTGAAACAAACAAACAAACCAGATTATGTTATAAACCAAAATATGCAAAAGTTAAGGGTTTCAAATAGGAAATTTTTAAAAGGTTTTAGTGCAAATAATACAGATATGCATGAAAGGTTAAAATTTGAAGCTGCTTGGTATTGCATTAAGAAAGGTTGGGATGTTTGTCTTGAAGCTATATTCACAAATGGGAGAAGGGCAGATATTTACATCCCTTTTTTGGATACTGTTATAGAAATACTTAAATCAGAAACACCAGCAGAGTGTATAAAAAAGTTAGAAAATTACCCCAATGTTAGTATGAATATATTATTAGAATCCAAAAAAGGAATTAAGGCTAATATAGAATATTTAGAGAAAACATTATAAAAATTAAATGGGGTGTTGGTGTAACTTGGTAGCATACAACGTTTGGGACGTTATGATGGAGGTTCAAATCCTTCGCACCCCATATTGTTGTATATAATAAAAAAGAGTTGATAAAATGAGTTTTAAAAAATATCCAAAAATAGAAAGATTGGGACATGAAGATAATAATGAAATATTATTTTTCGGAGATGACTTCATTTGTGTAGAAGAAAAAGTAGATGGTGGTAATGGTAGTTTTTGGGCAGAAGAAATTGGAATAGATGGAATACATTTTGGAAGTAGAAACAGAGATTTAACTGCAGAAGAAGATGATAAAACATTTGCTAAACAACAAATAGATTTAAGAGAACATTTAAGAAAAGGTGAAGTAATTAATAATGATTATATATACTATGTTGAATGGATGGCAAAACACACAATTAATTATACTAATGCTCCAGAATTTATTGGATTAGACATAAGACTTAAACATTCAGCAAATACAGAAGGTGCAGGATTATTTTTAGGAAGAGAAGCAAAGGAAGCTGAATTTAAAAGATTAAAAATTGAATGTATTCCTTTAGTATGGAAAGGAAATGCTAGTGAATTAAAGAAACTGGATATTAATAAAGTTATTCCTAAATCAAAATTCTATGATGGTTGGGCAGAAGGTATAGTTATTAAAAATTATAATAGAATGTCTCATCAGGGTAATCATCAGCTATATGCAAAATTAGTAAGAGAAGAGTTTAAAGAGTGTAATAAAGCTGTGTTCGGAGGCGTAAAGAATAAAAACTCAGATACCAATAAAATAATAGGCGAATATGCCACAGACGCAAGAATTCGGAAGATTGCATTGAAGCTTGTTAATGAACAAAGCATGAAATTAGAGATGCAATTAATGAAGTATCTACCGACAGCGGTAATTAAAGATATTTTGGACGAAGAATTCAGTGGCATATTCGACAAATATAAATTCATAGATTTCAAGGAAATGAAACAGAAGATTACTAAGTTATGTTTGAGATTATTAAAAGATATGATGGTGGAAAATGTAAAATGATTAAAACAATGAAAGAAATGTTGAATAAGGAAGAGTATACCAATAATGATGTAGAAGATTTTATGATTAAATGTTATTTTGATAAAGAATTTTTTTGTAAGAGGGTTCTTAACCTTGAAGTAAAATATTTTCATAGAGAGTGGTTAAATTTATTATCATCAAAAGATAGAATAGCTATAAGAGCTCCTACAGGTTTTGGAAAAACTTCTATTTTTGGTGTTGCATACCCTTTATGGTTAGCTTTGTTTAAACCAGGTTCACAATCATTGATAATAAGTAAGAATATAAGAACACAATCAGCTACTGTATTAGAAGATATAAAATACATAATTGAAAATAATGAATTGCTTAAAAATGCCCTTATGCCACAAGATACAAAGGTAAGTTGGACTAAGGAAAGAATAGTAACAGCAAATGGTTCTAAGATATTTTATGCAAGTTATTCTGTTAATGTAAGAGGAACACATGTTGATTATATCTTTGGTGATGAAGTATCAACTTGGATTGGAACACAGAACTTTTTTGAAAATGTTGTTACAAGGGTAGTTAGTAAAAAAGGTCAAATAGCTTGTGTATCAACACCTGTTAGTGCTATTGATTTACAAGCAAGGTTATTTGAAAATCCTGCTTATTTTGCAAAAGATTATCCTGCAGTTATTAAATTTTTAAAAGGTGATTATTCAACAGGAACCTCTATATGGCCAGAAAGGTTTTCAATAAGTCTTTTAATGAAAATAAGAAAAGAAATAGGTGCTGTAATGTTTGAAAAAAATTATATGGTTAATCCTAAGGCAGAGTCAGAAAATGCAATATTTTCTGCTGTTGCAGTTGAAAAATGTTTTGATTATAATAGACAATTTACAAGTGAAAATGAAGGTGGTATAATTACAATAGGTGCAGATTTTTGCGTTTCACAAGGACCAAAAGCAGATTATGATTGTTTTATAGTTGTAGAACAAGTTCTTGATAAATCAATAATAAAACATGGAGAGAGACATAGATACCCTCAACATATGAAAGTTGAAAGGCTTAAACAATTATTCAAATTATACAATGCACAACGAATCATATTAGATAACTCCCATATAGGTACTTCTGTATTACAAGACTTAAGGGCAGAAGGTTATTTTGTAGAACCACAAGAATGGCATTATAAGGAAAGAAATAAATTACTTATGAATATGAAAAACCTTATAGATAATAAATTAGTAATAATACCCAAGTCAAGAGACTCTTTTACAAAAACATTTATAGACTTACTTGAAGAAGAATTAATAGGTTTTAAAGAGCAAGAATCAGGAGAGGTAAGAGCTAAAAGAATGGTATCAACAACAGCTCATGATGATACTGTTGCAGCTTTGTGTATGGCTTGTAAAAGAAATAAATTACAAAGACCTTTTGTAGATATAATTGGTTTTGGTTAGGAGGAAAAAGATTGGACATAAAATTATGTGAACTATGTAGAATTTTGGAAAAAGGGTTAATAGCAAGTAGATTTTATGAAGACAATGAATTTATTGTTTTTAACCATAAAGGATTACCAATGTTAATGTTGAAGGAACATAAAAATCAATTAGATAAGAATAAGTATGAAATAGCAGTTGATATTTTAAAAGATACATGTGGTGGTGGTAGTATAATAGGACCTAAAAACAATACAAACCATTTTCATATATACTTAATTAAATAAAAAGTTTTATATATAAGTTAATATCCATATAATGATTATGGTTTTTTTTAACCTTTAGTTTATAATGAGGTGGGAATCGTTCCCTCATTTGTAATATGAAAGAAAAAATAAAAAAATTGAAAGATATACCCTTGAATGGTTATAGAAAGATAATTAGAAAAATTATTATTTTAATTATTAAAAATAAGAGTTTTATAAATCTTGGTAAACAATTTATAGTCGCAGTTATAGCACATGGTATTTTAGTTAATTATATGTTGTGGTCTCTATTTAAATTTAATTTTTCAATTTATACTTTAACAGGTTATGGTATATTGGTATATTTATTAAAGGAAGAATTTGTAAGTTTTATAAGGAGGATTATATTTAAAAAATGACTTTGTTTGATGATTTAATAGATGTAAACCGAAGAACGGTTAATTTATTAGAAGTAGAAAATGATTCAGGTGGAACAAGGGTTCTTGCAGAAGCTAAAATATCACAAACACCTACAACACAAAAAGTATCTCCAGACGAACCAAGAATGGATTATAAAGAACTTGAAAATGCTTATATTTTTGACCCAATTATCTTTAATATGATTAATAAAACAACTCAAACAATTATGTCAGCAGGTCATGAGATATATGCAAAAGATGAAAAATCATTAAAGAGGATACAAGAGTTTGTTGATAATATAGGAAATGTTGGTGGGGATATGACTTGGGAAGAATATCTTGAATCATGTTTTAAAAATATGGGTATATTTGGTTGGCAATGGTCTGAGTTAGTACAAAATGAAGATATGTCCAAAATATATGACTTAGTAGTAATAGACCCTAAAAGAATGGATTATGTAAAGAATTCTAGTGGAAAAATAGCACTTAATGATTTTGGAAAACCATTAGGTTATACTCATAAATTACCTTGGAGTTTTTCTTCAAAAAGTAAAGGTGATAAATTACCAGAAAATACAATTTTAGGAGATAATGAAATTTTTATAAAACCAGAAAGAATAGCTTTATTTAAATTATATACTGTTGGTGACGGTTTTTATCCAATAGGTTTAATAGAACCTGGTTACAAATCCACATTAAGAAAAATGAATATAGAAGAAGCACAATCAAATTCTATATATGCAAGAGGTACATATCCAATTATAGATTATGTTGGTAATATAGACCACCAACCATCACCTGATATGATTCAAAATGCTACAGAGAAACTTAAAAATCTTGCACATCACAGATATTTTGCTTTCCCTTATTGGCATAAAATAGAACCTATTGAAGTTAAACAATCAGAAGTTGTTGATAAAACTTTGGAACATTTAAGACAAAATCAGATAGCACCTTCTGGTATGCCTATGGCTTTTGCTACAGGAGCTGGTGAACAGACTAATAGAGCTACACTTACAAATCAGCAAGCATTATGGGAGTTTACATTGAATTATTTTGTTAGTAGGGTAATATCAAGTATAAGAAAATATGTATTCAAACCTATTTGTGAAAAAGAAGGTTTAAAAGAAGTACCTACAATAAAATGGGGAAATATTTCAGCAGAAGAAATAAATGATAAAGCAAAAAGGCTTTATATGTACACAAAGTATGGTATATTAAAACCAGAAGAAGTGAATGCATTTGTTAAAAAATCCGAACAAATATAAAAGATTGTACAAATGGAAAACGAACAAATAAAACAAGATGGTGAAATTATTAATGAACTTGCTAGACAGGCTTTTGGTTCTCCTGGTGGAAAATCAAAAATTTTAAAAAAGATTTTACCAACAATACCAAAACATACATCATATGCTGAACCTTTTACTGGTGGTGGAGCTGTATTTTGGAATAAAAATAAAGTAGGTTTAAATGTACTTAATGATATAGACCCAGAAATAGCACATGCTTATAAGTTTATTAGAGATATAACAAGACAACAGATTGAAAAATTAAAAAAATTTGATTGGACAGATAACAAAAAAATGTTTTTTTATATGAAGGATAAATTTGTCCCAAAAAATGATGAGGAAAAATTTTATAAATTCCTTTATACTATAAAAACATCCTATGGTTTAACAAGAAATACTTATGGTTTCAAAAAAATTACTAAAGAATATATTTATGGATATCTTGAAAGGTTGCCAAAATTATCTGAAAGATTAAGTGGTGTGAAGGTTTTTAGCACAGATTATAAAAAAATAATAGAAAAATTCGATTCTCCAAATACATTTTTTTTCATAGACCCACCATATCCAGAAGAGTGGGGTTTTAAGACTGTAGCTTTTGGTGAAAAACAATACCAAATAATGCATGATTTGTTAAAGGGCGTTAAAGGTAAGTTCTGTTTAACTACAAATATAAGACCTTGGATTACAAATATGTTCAAAGATTTTAATATGAGAAAAGTTTTGGTACCAAGGAGTTTTGCTCACGGTGATAAACCAGATTATGAATGGTTTATTTACAATTATGATTATACAAATAAAAAATTATTAGAAGAAACCACTAGTGGAGATATAAAAGGAGGTTCTAATGGAGAAGGTTTTGGTTTACAACCTACACAGATAATTGGTAAAAAAAAGAAAAAGAAATTAATTGAGTTAGATATAAAAGGTATGATAGATGTTTCTCCTAAAGATGTTACAGACAAATCCATTATTAATATTAGGAACCTTGCTAATTATAAAAAAATAGAAGAAATTGATAGAGGAAAACAAGGAAAATATTGGTTAGCTTTTGCTAATGATGAATATTTTATAGTTGATGAGGGGGTTATAATTTGGAGAAGTTCTGACAACTTTCCTAATATAGCTAAAAAAGAGTGGGATAAAAGAACTAAAAACATGGAAGGAGAAAAAAAGATATATCACAAAATATTAAAAAAAATAGAAGAAATTGAAAAAGATAGATTGAAGGAAGTTTTAAATACAAGTAATGATAATATAAAATTAATGGTGCCTTATTTACCACAAAAACCAAGTGGTCCTACATACCATGATTTAGATAAATTTATGGAGGTTTTGAATTAAAATGAGTGAAAATGAAACAAGAACATCTGATGGCGAAACAATAGATTTGCCTCATGAAGAAGCAGAACAAGCAGATACAACTGCTAGAGCTAAAAGGGTTTTAATTGTTAATGGTTCTGGTACTGCTATTAAGATTAGTCAAATAGAAGAAAATAAAACAGGAGCAGATTGTAATGGTTCTGATGGAGCTACAAGTAGAGTTTTAACATTATCTAATACTTCAACAAGTGGAGCACCTATTGCAGTTTGGGTTGAAGGACAGTTATTAAATTCAGCAGATACAACTTTTTCCCATAAAGCAGCAAGTAGTACTGTAACATTTGGTATTGCTATAAATAATTTAGATGAGATAAGGGTAACATATTATATTTAAAAATGGAAAATAAAAAATTAAGTTTAATAAAATTGGTTTTTTTAATTAGTTTAGCATTTATTTTATTTAGTTTACCATCTGTTTCTGCTGATTATAGAAGGGAAGTTTATGATTATCAAGGTTCTCATACAAGTGAAAAAGTAAATTATAGTTTAATTAATGCAGATACAATTTCAGGTGGTAATGGAACATTTACAGAGAATGTTACAGTAGAGGATTCAATAATTGCTGGTTATTTTTATGGAATGTTTAACTGGTCAACGTTAGGTCCATTTATATCTTTTGCAAATTCAATATTATCATTCAGCTCATCTGAATTAAATGATACATTAACACATCACTATCAAGTTAATAGAAGTGAAGATGTAACATTTGATAAAAATATAGATGCTTATAATATGTCAGTAGCATCTTCAGGATATTTCAAAGGACAACCTTTAGATGGAGCATTAGATTCAGGAATAATTTGGGCAGAAACATTAGATGAGAATGCAAATATAAATTTAACTCATACAGCTTCCTCTCTTGATATTGCATATCCAAATATGATTGTTAGAATAGTCAATACTACAAATGATGTTAAGTATTGTAATATAACTGGTGCAACTGCAACAGTAACAGACGAACAACATTCTGTTTATTATGTAGATAATAATTGTGCAGTTCAAAGTATAGCTATTGCAACTTATATTGCAACTGATTTAAGTCCAGGTGGTATAACAGAAATTTTCAACGCTATGGCACATTCTGGAGATATAGAAGTTCATCAAGGAGCACCTATTCAATCTAAGATAAATATCAAAACTAGAAAAGCATCATTTAGTGTAGCTCATTTAAGAACTGTAAGTGGAATGAGAATTATAACAGAAGGATTTTCTAACTTTACAATATCTTCTGGAGAGTATATTTTTATAAATGATGTTATGGATATTACAGTTCAAAATATGACTAATGGTTCTAAATTTGAAGTTGTTTATAAAGATGGAGGAGATTGGATATATAATGAATATGAAGATACTACTCAAACAGGATTAAACTTAACATCTTGTGATGATGGAACTGATGTAGTAACATGTGCTTTGACAAATAGATTTAGAAGATATTTTATCTTTATGACAGGGTTTGCAGATGGAGATGATGAAACAGAAGTTCATCAAAGATTAGCGGATGTGGATACATCTTATACAAACGTTGGAGCTTGTTTAGATACAACAGCAAATCCGGTTTCTTATTCAATTCCTGATGTTTATACATATACAGCAGGAATTGAATAAGAAA